CTATTTTCCTTTTTTCTCCTTCCAAAAATACCATCCAAAACATCTTACCGCCAACCACGCACACCAGGCAAAAACAGGTCTATTTTGCGCAATCAAACAATCCCTTAACCGCTTATCTGCTTCCGCTCTACTGACTTTTCCGTTTACGCCATAATCACGATCGTGTTGATGACAGCACGAATTAATGTTTTCAGGGGCGTGTTTCAGCCCCGTGCAATAGTGTTTTTTAGCCATTATTTAGCTTCCGGCTCGTCTTTTACTTTGCCACCGGCAAACATATAAGGATTTACATAGCCGGCGTATGTTTCAGGTATAAAATCGTCCGGTTGAGCTTTGACTAATTCGGCTAACGCCCATTGATACGGAATTTGATCCCACGCAGGCACAGCTTGAATAGTAAAAGTATTAACGGATAACGATTCTTTCCCCTCGTCTTTTTTAGTTTTTGACACGTAAGAGCCAATTGTCACAAATGTGCTGCTATTTACATAGTCCACTTGTAAACCGGTTACGACGTGATATGTAGCTAATGCACCTGTGCGTTGTTCTTCGATTTGTTTTTCGATAAATTTCATAATTTTGTCCTCTTTAAAATTAATAACCCGTTACATCAACTACTAATGCGTTAAAGAACATTGCATGCGAGTTGTAAGTCATCCCTGTTTTATATAAACCTGAGTAATAATACTTACAAAATCCAAATTCAATCGTATTACCACTTACTCTTACTGATCGTGAATCAGAATAACCATTGTTATAGTTAATAGCGAAATTAAATCCGAAATTAGATAGTACTACACCATATTGTTTATTATTCTCCCCTACAAATTGAAACACCCCCTTTGATACATTTAAATCTACACTACTGATCGGTCTTAAAAATTTATGATTTGAAGAAAATACAACATCACCACGAGTGTTATATACTTCAATACCATAACCACCACTTTTGGGTACATTCGTGCTAAAAATAAGAAAATCAACAAAAGAAGCAGTTTCGGTAGCGATGGTCGCTATTCCGTTTTCTTGAGAGAGTAAACAGACTTGCCCATCAGAAAGCTGAATCACCGCAATTTCATTCTGTGCTACATTTATCTGAGTTATCTTATTTGAGAAATTAGCTCTTCCTTTTCGTTGCAATGATAGGCTTTTAAAATTCTCATTAATCATAAAAGTTGATAATCCATAACTCATATTAATAAGCTCCGTAGGTTATTTGAATGTAATCTGAATCATCCGCTGGTAAATTCCACGGAAATAAACAAACGACTTCTCCAGAAATCGTAGCCCCACTCACGGAAACATGCTGTAAATGAATTAAGTTAGGAATATTAGTGCGATAAGCAGTAGGCTGCTTACGATATGTTGAACTTAAAATTGTTACAATAAAGAAAAGATTTCCCTCATATCTTTCAGTAACAGTAAAAGAAAACTTTCCATATTTGATATATCGTGTACCAATATATTTAAACAATTTTTCATCTGTATTAAATGTTATATTCCCGACGTTATCAAATGTTTGAATGCCTTGCACATCTCCCCCTTCCTGATATATTTTTTTTCTTTTATTGTATAAACGTAAAAGAAAAAGCAGCCCCAAGGCTGCTGTAAATATCAATAATAAAATAATGTTCATCATGATAGCTTTCCTATTTTTACTCTTGGTTTACCCCATTCATCGTAAACAATAATAGCATCATTATTCATTACCATACCAACATTTCCTGAGTTTGAACGCATTTCGACTTGTCCCGAATTTGACACTTTAAAACGATTACTGATATTTAAACTCCCTCCCTCAATCATTGGAGCTGTGATTCGCTGATTCGCCTGAATATGCTCACCACGAATCGTATTTGCGATAATACTACCTCCGTGGACTGGACCAGCTCCGGCATTTGACCAAGGGCTAGGCTCGGTACTGCTAGTGCTACACTCTTCAAGCATTGCGTTGGCAACCTTGATTGTGCTAGAGCGCTGAATATCAGCCATTCTTACAACAAGTGCAACAATGCCGGATTGCGGCGCCGTAAAAAACACTGATTTGCGAGTTCGAGAATCGATATTACCTGTTTTTTCTTCCATTGCGCCAGACTGCGAATAACCTAATATGTTACGTCCAAATTTGCCAGAATAGGCAAAATCTTTAACCCAGTTATCAGTTGCGTCCCACTCCTGAATCATAAGCTCGCCAGTGCAAGACCACGCATCAACATAAGCTGAAAAGCAATAACGCTGACCGGGTATCACACTCACTTTCTGCGCTGCAACTTGCCACCAGCTACTAACAGATTGATTCGCTGTTACTTCGGAGATGAGGACAGCGCCAGAACTAACTAATCCAGCAAATGATTGACTTGTGCGTCTTGTGAGTTTTGTAACCAATGGTTCAAGAGATCCGTTACCTTTATTATCATACCAAGAGTGAGCATCATTTGAAAAAATAGGATTTTGTAACAAATTAGCACCGCTTCCGCTGCTTAACTTGTCATGTGTTACGCTACCTGCAACAAATAAATCTCCACGAATCCCAACTTGACCATCGGCAACGCTAAACACTGGCTTAACTTTACCATCATTCGCATTAGCAACAATGCCGAACTTATCCGCCACAACAATAACGGAAGATTCTGTTGTTACGCCATCCGACTCAGCCCCCAAAGCAATACCGGCGATAGCCATTCTACCACCATTAATCACTTGCGTTTTTAGCGTATGCGTAGCAGATAACTTACCGCTGACATCCGATACCGCTTTACTCACTTGTGATACTTGCGATTTAGCATCATTAACCGATGCTGTAACAGTATCAATACGTGAGCCTAATGCTTGATTCGCCGTTGTTAGCGTTTGTTGGACGCTGTCAACTTTTGATGAGATAGCGTTAATAGCGCTATCAGCATCTTCCGGCGCTGGCGTCCAGTCCGTAGCAATAGTGCCACGCTCCAACTTCAGCTCGGCAAACTCGATATAACTCACATCTGCCGTGCCGTATCCACCAATTATAATGAATATATCTTGATAATCCTCGGTTGTCTCAAATGTGAGCTTGCAAGCTTGCCACGCCTCATCACCAACAGCATTTGATGTGATAAGCCGGCGTTGTTGATTGTTTCCATAACCAATAAAAGTGTTGTTGATTGTAGCGTTGGTGCGATATTTGAACGATAGAGTGTATTTTCCTGCAAGCAGTTTCCCAGGCGTGATCGCCGTTTTTCGACCAAACCAGCTGTCTTGTATACAGTTGATTCGTACTACTGGAGTCCTGAAATCGGTGTTATCTAATACATCTTGAGATGATCTGACAAAATTGATTAAGTTTGTTGCGTTGGATTTTAATAATAAATTCCGACCCCCTACACTAAGTGCATCCACTTTAGCCTGTGCATCCGCTTGCCAAACTGCTTGTAAAGACTGCTGCGCTAAACTAGCGACTTCTGTCTTGCTCGCTTTAGTCGATTGGATATTGCTAATACTTGATTCTGCACTTGCTACACGACTAGTCAAAGCGTTACGAGCTTGAGCTTCCGCTTTATCAGCATTCGCTCTAGCGGTCTGTTCTTCTTGCAAGCCGGCAATCGCTTGATCGGCTTTTGCAGTTACTGCAGTGATAAGCTGTGCTTGCTGTGCGTCAGTTTGTTGTAACTGAGTTACTGCTGTGCCACGTGCTTTCGCCTCATCTTGAATTTTTTTTGTGAGATTGGCACTTTCAGCCTGAATAGCTTTGGTGCGGTTGTTCGCTTCAGCAGCAATCGCAGCAGTACGTGCCTTCGATTCTTCATTAATTGCTTTAGCTCGTGCTTGTGTTTCAGCCAAGAGTTGAGCCGACACATTGGCAACCGCACCTTGTCTTTGTTGGCTTTCTTCCCCTACCGCTTCGTCAATATCTGCTTTGAGCGATTCAATCAGCGATTTACCTAAGTGCGACTGAGTGATTTTACCCTCAAGCGCATTAACAAGATTTTCCGTATTATGATCAGCCTCACCAAATACGCCATCGGTAAATTCGCCTTTGTTGCCCACTTTGTCACCACAACGAGCGAAAAAGTAGTAACTTTCATTCAGGCTTACGCCGTTGATTGTGTAATTGTTTTGAGGATACGGCAAAGTCGCCACTTTAACCGCTTTAGATACGTCATTTTCAGGTGATCGCCATAACTCAGTATAGTTTCCTACGGTTGCCGTTTTCGGCAGATCCCAATCTAATTCAATCGCAAATAATAACGATTTGGTGACAAAACGAGGGATTCTTAAATTAATCTCAAACGTGCGAGTAATCGGATCGGATAGTTGTCCTCGCTCGTTCTTAGCACGAATTTCAACCGTGTAAGAGCCGTCCGGCAAGTTTGAAAACGTAAGCTTAGTATCGGTCACATCAACTAATTGTCGATATAGTTCGCCGTTGCGATATAACTTAACCTGATACTTGACCGCTGTCGTTGTGTTAGCCGTATAATCAAAAGTAATCTCTACGCCGTTTTCAGAGAGTGACACATCAGCATTGCTGACTTTTTGCAATCCACCACTTAACAAGCTGGTTGCTACCGGCTCAAATGATGCGCCGTTATCCACAATCGCTTCTTTCTGCGGTTCGTGTTGCAATGCAGTAATTGTGTATGTGCCGTCCTCTTCGGTGATCGTCATACAACGATATAAGCGAGATGTTACCTTTTGACTTGAAATAGAGTACACATCATATTCTTTCAAGCCTACCGGAGCGGTTTCAAGCGTGAGCTTCGAACCGTTTATTTTGGTAATTTTGATTGAGGCGTGCTTCGCTTCGGCGTTGATATAACTAAAATAGCTATTTGCCGGTAGCGTAATTTCACGATCGACCGTTACTACCTTGCCACTTGCTGACAACACGCGTCCGCCAAGACTTGTGCCAGCGAAATGGTTGTCCGTTACTCGGATAATATCACCCGGGATGTGCATCAAACCTTCCGAACCGACACTAAATGTCACGGTTTCAGTTTCGAGCTTTTCTGTTTCTAAAATCCATCGACCGGTACGGTGTGCTTGACCACGACTAGTACAGCCAAAAGCGGTAACTTTCAGGAGATTAAAGCCGTTTTTCCGAATTAAGTCGTTGTCCGAAACGTACTCAATCGCCGACTGATAAGCGTTATCCTTGTCTTTATACTCAACCTGAATCGCATTGTGACGGGATTTTTTAGCCGAATACTGGCGTGAGAACTCGCCATTAATCACGTTTGCATTTGTGTACGTCCAAACCGGATCAGCTGGTCTGTCAATGATAAATGTCATTTCCGTGCCGTTCCAGACGGGGATTCCTCGAAAAATGGAGCATAAATCAGAAATAACGTCATAAGCCGAACGCTGTTCAGTCATCCAAACGTTACAGGTAAAGCGAGGCTCCATATTGCCGTAGCCGTCCGGTACAAGCTGATCGCAATACTGCGCAATACTGTACAATGCCCACTTATCTACGCCAAAATCGCCTAAGCGCTCGCCTAGACCGTAACGCTTATTCGTTAAAATATCGAGCAAAACCCAAGCCGGATTATTCGTCCACGCAATCTTAAACGTACCATCCCACAAACCGGTATATTTACGAGTTTCAGGATCGTAATTACTCGGTAATTTAACTTCGATCCCGAAAATCTCATATCCTCGAGTAGGAATGCTGCTAAAATTCTCGGAGTTAAATTTAATGCCGACGTAAGCGGTGTTTGGATAGGCAAAATCGGTGTCTATAATTTCTGTATAACTTGCCCACACAGTTTTATTCTGCAAGCGTTGGCTATCCGAATCTGCATTAAGGCGCTCTACACGGACAGTAAATGGCACTTGCGGTAAATTCTCAATATAGATTGTGCGCAAATATTGCGAACTGTATTTACCGTTGATGTTTAAATTATAAGTGGCATTGCCAACCGTGATTTTAAAATCTACCGATGCACCGTTTGTGTCACCGTTATCCTCTTGCTTAAAGAGTGACTGGACGCCTAGTGTTAAGCGTAATCTCGTGACATTTGCATCAGTCACGGTACGAGTAAGCGGTGTTGTTTTCCTAACTTCTGCGCCAACAGAAACTTCTTTTTCTGTTGTGTCAAAATCAGACATAACGTCCTGATCTTGCGTACCAAGACGTCCTTCCGCTTCAACGTTTTTAAAATTGTAAGTGTCATCCAAATTCTGAATCGGCGTGTTGTCTAGATATACAGATTTAAGACCATTAACCAATCCGCCAATTTGACCTTCAGAAATCACCTCAACGATTTTTACTCGCTGACTACTACGACCTGATTCCGGCGCTTCAACCGGTGTATGTGAGCTTCCGCCTGAGCTACCACCCATAATTACCCCTTATTTTGGATATAAAAAAACCGCTCATCAAGAGCGGTCTTATTTATTAAATCTAGATTTTCGTTTTTTCTTTTCGATTTCTTCTTTTTGTGTCTCGGCGTCGAATGTTTCTACGCCTTGCGATACAATCATTGATCCACACATTATTCTGCCGTATGCAAGTGGCATGACTTGACCTTGTGCGCTCATATTTTGAATACCACTGAAAGCTGTAGATGATTTTTTATCTTTATCATTAAGTCCGCCAGACATCGAGGGAGTTTTCGTTAGCATTTGAGCAACGCCGCCAAGAATCATGGCAGCACCCATGGCTCCCATCATAGTGGCGCCCGACCCCCATGCAGCCAAAGATGCGCCGCCAGTCCAAAAGGCAGCGGCGACCATCACAACACCTAAAACAGCCTGAAAAACACCTGCCTTTTTCGCACCCGTCAAAACTGGCGTAAAATGCACTGTCATGCCGTCTTTTAATTTGTAAAACAAGCCTTTATCTAAGTATCGATTGTCTAAATATTCTTTACCAATTCGAACTTTATAAAAGCCTTGCTGAAGATGCTGCCGGAAACCTTTGATTTGATTACACAAAGCTCGAAGCACTTCAGCAGTATCTTGGCAGTCTAGCTCAAACTGCGTGCCAAATTGTTTAAGGCTGCCGTAAAATCTAACTGTGACCATTGTTTGTATCTCCAAATGCTATGTGTGTGCTTAAACCAGTATCCGTCGTATAAGTCACGCTTACTTAATCGGTTTGGACTATGATGCAATACCATCTGATTGCCGATATAAATTCCGGCGTGATTCGGCACGCTAGCGCCAACTTGCATCAAAATGACATCACCGACTTGCAATTCGGCATCTTCTGACAATCGCTCAAAGCCTTGTCCTTCGATGTTTTCTAAATACAGATTTTCACCTTTCTCCCACCAATAATCTTGGCGCTTGAACTCGTCCATATCCAAGCCGGCGAGATAATAAAAGTCTTTATAAATTGAGTAGCAATCCGTTGTACCGTGGATAAACTCACGACCGATAAGCGGTTGAATTTTCGGAAAGATATGCAATTCTCCGTTACACACAAGCCACCAATCCAACTGTGATAAATCTTGCATTTGGCGATCGGCAATGGATAAAGCCGGCTCGCCGTTTGGATGTGAATGTACAATCGCTACAATCTCACCTAAATACTCCGCCTGAATATAGGCTTCGGGCGCAATCTCGAAAAAGCTTTCAGGATCGTCCGCCACGTTCTCACACGGGTAGTAAAAAAATTCGTCTTGCCCGGAAACGACAAAACCGCAAGATTCTTGTGGTTCTGATTTTTTCGCATGAGCGAGGATTTCTATTTTTATATGTTCGGCAATCATAATTTATCCCAATTTATTAACCGCAATAAAGCCACCGTAATTGCGCTGATTATTGCGTAGCTGACAACCACGCAAGCAACCGGAGCACTTATCCTTTTTAATATCGCTTGTTGGTTGGTCTTTTTCGTCCGCTACCGCTCCGCCAGTATAACCACATTCCGAGGAGCGGTACACCCACGAGCAAGTCACAAGAATTGTGCGCTTATTAATAACGGCGTTATCGGTCTCGGTCGGCAGCGCCAACGTAAACGTTGCAATATCACGGGTTAGCTGGCTTAATTGCTCAATCACAAAATACTCTAACCGCTCTTGTTGTGGATCTGCTTTCGGGTTACCGCCTTCAAAATTGACGGCATCCAAGTATTCGGCGTAGACTTTGCGCCTTGTTACTTTTGCACCAAGGCACTGATCGAAATTATTCGACAATCCGGTAACAAAGCCATCAAAATTAACAATAGACAATGTCGGACGGTTGCTTGCGCCTTGTCCCGACATTTCAAAACCCTCTGCTTTAATGCCGTACGGATTGTAAGTGTTGCCTTGCCACACAATCGGCTGATTTAGCTCATTTGTGCCGGCATAAAAGCGGTAAAGCTCGCCTTTTGCGCCGTCCGCACCGGTTAGCCCTCTCATATCCACTTCAAATAAATCCAAGATTGCTGCCTGCTCAAGTTTGGCGAGTTCGAGTTTTAATTTTGGCGTAATTGTACTCATAGCGTTTCCGTCAATGTTAAATTAAACAAATCGTAAGCTGGATGTTCAACTTTGCTCCACGTTTTACACACCACTTTTAGCTTTTCTTTTGTTTTAGGCTCAACAAAATAAAAAGGTGTTACGCCTTGCTTGCTTTTCAAAAACTGTGATAACTGCTTTGATTTGTCTAAATCCGCCAAAATAACGGTTGCACCAAATTCAGTTAAAACATTGTTTAATCCTTGTGGTCTGCGTTGTACATAGCCATCACCAAAATCCACTTCCACGATTTTAGGTGTGTAATTCTTCGTTCGTCCGACTTGCACCGGAAAATCAAAAGTATCCATTCATTACCTGCCTGATAACATTCCACCCGGACGCATTTGTGCAGTCAATTGTTGCTTAACAGTCGCCTCAATAGCTTTTGCCAAGCCTTTTGCTAACTGCTGATCATCCCCTCGACTTTCTTTGTCGCCGAAATGGTTAGTCTGATTAATTACAACCGAAACAGAACCGCCACCGCCTCCGGAACCTTCGCCCATTGCATCTTTATTACTAAATACTCGACCTGAACTCCCCGGAATCATATATTGCATACCGTTGCTAGCTTTATAAAGTTCCGGCTGGTTATTTTCGCCAACCCGATACATTTTATTAGCGGATACTGCGCCACCTAGTTTTCTGCCTGGTGTTGCTAACGTTTGCACCGCTGCCGCTGCTACTGCCGCCATACCAGCTTGAGCTGGCCCAGCGTTTGCGCCATTCGTAGCCAGAGATACCATTGAGGCAGCAGGCGCCCACGCTTGAGCAATTGTCGCCGCTTGCGCAATGCTTGATGAGGTTACTGCCGCTGATGCTGCTTCACCCATGATCATGCTTTTAACTTGCGCCATCCCCATTTCAACAATGCTTTGGATTACGCTATTTAATATCGTATTGGATATGCCAAGCAATGAGTCCTTTAATGATTGCGTACCCATCAGCAAGCCCGAAATCGAGCTTGAGGCACTATTCATTACTGCGTCCACCGCATCACCAAAAATCTGCGTAGCGGCGGAAGCCTGTTTCCACTCTTCCCATTGCGCCGCAATTCGCTGTTGGCGGTATTGCTCCTCAATTTGGCTTCGCATTTGCTCCGCTTCGGTGATCGCTTGCGTGTAAACTACTTTCGCCTGCTCTAAATCCTGCATCTGCTTCTCTTTGTTTACAGACATTGGCGAGGATTGCACAGTCGAGATTTGGCTATTAATTTTTGCAAGCTGATTCTGATATGCCGTTACCGCCTCATCAATCGTGGCTGAATTTTTCGCAAAATCCATATCTACTTTTAAAGTTGGGCTAAGATTACCGGCTAATTCATTCATATTTGCCATGGCGGTGCCGACATCATAAATCGCACCGGCTAATTCTTGAGCTTGTCGCTTCTGTTCTTCGGTAGCATTCGCACCCAGTTTCAAGGCATTAATATTTACCGCTGCCGCTCGACCGTAGCCGTTCTGTGCTTCGGTAACTTTTCTGTATTCTTCCGCTAAAGCTCGCAAGCGTTCTTTTGTTTTTTCCTGCTCGCTTGCTTCCTTCTTGGCGGCTTGTTCCGCTTCTCGCTGCGCTTTCTTAGCTGCTGCTTCTTGCTCTCTTCGAGCTTTATTTGCCGCCTTGTTCGCTTCGGATATCGCTTTTTTCTTCGCCGCTTCCGCTTGTTTTACTTGTTCTTTTTCTTTTGCAATTGCCGCTATTTCATCGTGTTTAGCATTGATCGCATTAATAACCGCTTGAGTTGCACCTTCTTGTTGAGCTTTATAAATTTCTTGCTCGCGCGCGCTCATTCGCAGCATTTTGGTTTCTTCGTGGATTTTGGATATTTTCCCAGCCAATTCCGTACCGGCTGCTTTAACTCGGGTTATTAAACCTTGTATACTGCCATTAGCAAAAAAATCAGAAGCCTGCCCCGCCAACCCCATTGCACTTGCTAAGTTACCAGCCAATACCGCAGCTTGTTGCATAGTGGCGTTGAACCTAACTAAATCGCTATCCGCATGTTGATATTTTTCAGCTAATTCAGCCGTTACATTTGCCAATGCGAGAGTGGTTGCCGGACTTGGGTTGTTCGCCATTTCATTCATGGCTTCAAGTAAGTTCCCCGCCTCGTCTTTTGCAATACCGTATTTACTCGCCAGCTCTAGCGTTACCTCTTGCAGATTCATAAGTTCGCCGGCAGTTAATCGACCTGTATCACCAGTTCCTTGCAAGGCATCATTGAGATTTAATCCTTCTGCTGATAGTTTGCTAATAGATTCTCTTGCAAGGTCAAAACTATTATCAAGATCTTGACCGATTACCCCTGCGGCAGTATTAGCAAAACCATTAAATTCTTCAGAAACCTTTTCTACCTCAGCTTTCAGTCCTTTCATGGCTTCTGATGCTTCAAGTGCCATCAATGCTAGTTTTGACTGATAAAGCTGATTATTGGTGTCTTTCAGCTTAATCATTTCTTCGTTCAGTTTTGCCGTGCCATCAGCCGAAAACTCAAAAGATTCTTGCAATCTCTTTACTGTTTCATTAACAGCATCCAACTGTTCTTTTGCGTCTTTTGCTTCTCCTCCAAGTGATGACATAGCCGCGAACACGGTTAAAGCCGCACCGGCAATCGCACCAAGTGGACCAAATAGCGAAAGAATCTGCGGGCCTTGTTGTCCAAGAATACGGATGGCGGACGTTCCCATTTCTGCTTGTACCGCCATATCTTGAATCTGGTAACCCACACCACGAATAGCTTCTTTCGCTCCACGCATAGAGGATATAGCACTTTTAACCGCTTGTGCTGTTTTTGACGTTTGTGTTTCGAGCTTTTTAAAACCGCCTTGAGCTGTATTAGCGGCGGAATTAATATTCTCCATCTCGTTATTAAGACGCTTACTGTTATTGACCAAGCTCGCAATATCAAGATCAGCTTGAATTAAAATTTCTCCGGCGTTCGCCATAAATCCCCCAATAAAAAACCGCCTGTATTTCTACAAGCGGTCGGATTTGATTAAAATCTTACAAAATTAAGCTGTTGCTTTTCTTAGCCTTGCATTGGCATAATTAATTTCGGCTTTTTCTCGGCGGTATTTCTCGATCAGTTTCTCGCCTTCGTCCAGCCAATAGTTAAATTCTGATCTCACATCATAAGCCATTGCGGCAATATCATTTTTATACCAGCGGTCAATGCCCATCATTTCTTGTAGCTGGCGGTGGAACGGTTCAACATTATCCGCCAATCGGCGAGCTATACGAGTATGGTGCATGATGGCACTGAAAATATCTGCAGGAATTTGAATCATATCTTCTGCTTTCTTTGGTTCGTCGATAATCAATTCGCCTTCTAAGCAAAGTCTATGGACATATTCAACCGCTTGCGGTAATTGCTCTTTACGTAAATCTTCAATCGACTGAACATTAAAACGCTGATGGATAAAATGGTATGCATCGGAATAAATCAATCCTCTTTTGCTGACCAACATATTAACTGCATCTCGTAAACCGGTGCGGTCATCGACTGTTGTTTTGCGTTCGGCTTTGCCGTTGTGCCAGTAGTTGTAAAGTGCCTCAAAACATTCTTCTTGGTACTGGATTACTTTTTCACGTAGATCCGCTCGCACTTTTTCAGGATTGATACTGAATAACCAGCCGTTAAGTTTTTTGAGGGGCATACAGAGCATTTGGCGAATTTTGCCGTCTTTGGCAACCATAGAGATATCTCTACAGTTGAATTTATCGCTTGATTTGCTTAGTTTTTGTTGCTGTCCGCCCCAGTCTAAGCCCATAGCTTCAACGATAGGTTTTACTGCAGTATAAATAACATCTTCAACTTTTAAAGTAATAAGATCTGAACCGTAGAAAGAGATTGTTTGAGTTGCGATTTGATTAGTCATAATTGACTCCTTTTGGTTTTTTTCGAAGTTTAAATTCCCTAATTCATAGGGTGCCGAGAGGTTCGAAAACCGCCAAAAGTCGGTCGGGATTATTCCCCCGAAGGGTATTGCATTCTCCGCCCTCTCGACATTGAGTTTTGCCAATCTATTTCTAATGGCGGGAAATAGATCGATTTTGCAAAATTTGGATATAAAAAAGCCGCTTGTCTGACGGGTGCGGATTTCCGCTTTTGGTTTAAGGTTTCGACGCCTGTGGGGAAATAGTAATAAAAAAGCCCCTTGAGGTCAAGAGGCTTGGAAAGTTTTAATAAGAACTATTTTTTGCCTGAAAATGCTTCATAGATACCGCCGGTATCATCTGCAACATATCCTAAGACTTCTTCCGCATTAGGCCCCATGAATTTACCGCCATAAGCAGAATGGACATCATTGCCTTCAACTTTAGCTTTTGCTACACCGGCAAAATGAACTTCTTCCCCATTTTGAGCAATTTGTCTAATACCGGTTTCTAGTAGTTCAAGATTGAACAATGATTTACCATTAGAGAGTAACTTGCGATCAGTAATTTCGCCACTTACTTTTTTATTCGCAAAGTCAGCATCTAAAGATAATTTCCCTTCACTATTAGCGCCAAATGATACGCCTGAATAGTGGTATGCTCCTGCAGTTGGCAAATCCTTAAATTTAGTTGCTAAACCAAACTCTCCTACGTCATCTTCTGATGCTCTTTCATCAATAACACGTCCGTATTGATCAGTTTTAACATCTTTAGGCAACGCATAACCAATAGCAGAATACGTCTGATTATAGACCTTACCTTTTATACCGTTGCCTAAATCTTTTTCAACAAATCCTACTTTTTCTGAAGCTAAATCAATCATGACTCCATCAACATTGATTTGTTTTAAGGCTTTCACTTGCTCTTTTTAATCATCTCTAACACCGTCCAAAGATTTTGGCGCAACAACCGGGCGCTGGTGTTGGGTTAACCGAGTTAGGTGTGTTTGCGGATGAAGACCCACGCCCCCACTACCGCAAGCAGGTTAAACTAGGACCCAAAGCACTAACTAATAATAATTTTTTCATTTGCATATCCTCTATTAAGACCTTTGCTTATCTTACAAAATTCATCGAGAAACACAAATAAAATAATGTGAGATGCCTCACAATTTAGCCTTTCCTCTCCTCATAAGCCCTCATTAGCTCGTCATATTCGCTCTCGCTAAACACCGCTTTTGGTGCTTGTTTCTTCGGTATTTTAGACTTAATCATTTCTTGGAGTTCAGTCATTGTCAGACTCTCCGCTTCTTCTCGGCTGATACCAAACATTGTACGAGCAAGGCTGATATATTCGATGACATTAAATTCCGGAGAGTAATCATCATTGTTTGATTTATTCTCGCGTTCTTGATTTAAATCAAGTTTACAACAGCCAATCACACCGTGATCTAACAATCTGCGAGCAATCGCAATAATCACTTTTGGCGATAACGCACCGTTTTTGTATCGCACGCCTTTAGCGGTTGGCGTAAAATTGCCGATCAAGTCTGTGCAATCCATATCGCAGCACGCTTGTACAACATTCATCGCTTCCAATAGAATTCGGCGACCGAACACAGGCGACCGTAAAACACTTAAAAAATAAGCCTGATGAAAAAGCGATTTGTCTTTAATTGCTTCGGCATAATCCAGTATGTTTTGCAAATTTACAATACCGTAAATTTCTACAATTTCAGACGGATTACCTATTTTGTAAATGTTCTTTAATGTTGGTTTAAACCAATAATCTACGCCATTATGCGTGATCACGATTTCACCAATTTCTAAGATGGGTTGTTGCATAAAAAAAGCCCTGATGTTCAGGGCCTCCGATATTATTTAACAGTAATGGATAACGTAGATGATTCACCAACACCAAAGCCAACCGAGAACGTTACTAAGTCGTTCGTAGGTGCTTCTGTGCTTAATTCGGTAATCACTAATTTACCTTCAACCACGATTGAGCCATAATTCAAACGCACCCATACACGAGGCTGTTTACGTGCAGTAATCGCTTTAACATATAAATCAACTAAAGCATTGATGCCAATTTCTGTTGATTTGTCTTTAACACGGAATTCACCTTCTCCGCTCAAACTAAATTCAGAGTTAGTTACAAGCGTTTCCGGAAAACCGCCTTCGTCGTCTGCTTCTGATGTAACGGTATTTGGCTTAAAGTCAAATGCCTTGGTACGCATTGCGCCTGCCGGTTTCCAGTCGCTGTCAATCGGTTTGGTATTCTCGCCGGCAGCCGGAGTAATACAATACTCAAGCACGACGGAGCGTCCTACCATCTTACTGGTATCATTTGTGGCTGGTGATGTTTGTGCCGCCATAATGTTTCCTTATTTGTTGTAGATAATTCTTAAATCTAAACGCAAGATCATGCGGTTATCCGTAGTAAAAACAGGTTGCGATATGCCACCTTGACTTTCGATATAACCCCATTCTTGCACCGAGTTTGCGAGTAAGTAATCAATAATTTCAATCGCTCTTGCTTCGATTTTGTAGCCAGTGGATTTACTGGAGATTAAGCTAATTCGTAGATTATGTTCACTGCCTAAATCCGCCACCATTGCTTGCCCGCCGTTTGGTTGAATAACGATGTAAGGCGTGTCTTTGCCGGTATCTCGCCACTCATAAAGCTGGAGCGTGTAATCAGTAGTTAAACTGGCATCCACCAATAAATCTTTAACCGCTTTAACGAAAGAAATCATAGTCCGAACTCCTGCTTAATAATGGCATTAATAGTGTCTTTAGACTCTGCCAAAGCAGATGTTAAAAACTCTTTCTTAGCGGTTGGTTTGGTAAAGTTTTGTTTGATATTTGGATCGTGAACATAAACCGCATACTTAGCTGAGTACCCCACCGTGCCAGTAATACGTGTACCACTCGAACTGATAGATGTGTATTGACTATTAATCAAAGTAGAGGTATCAACCGGTGTATATTTGGCGGCTAATATTGCAATTTCTGATGTGATTCGGAGCATTGCTCTTACTGATTTAGTCGCTTGTATCTCACCTACAATCTCCGCCAAGTTTTGCTGTACTTGCTTAAGACCTTTAACCTTTACCGCCATTCTTGCCGCCTGTGATAATTGCGTAATCGTTTTTCGACCGGTTAAAAGTATCCGCATATTGAAGTACGTTAATCACCTCATCAGCACCAACAGTAAACGGGCTAGGTTCGTTTGATTCGCCGATTAAGATATAATCACCTACACTCGCAAGTGAATACTCTGTCCAAATCGTAAAGCCTTTTACTTGCTCTCGTCCGATATCGTGTTTTGCAAAAGCAAGGTTTGAGCCATAATCGCAATCAATAATAAACGGTGGTTCGAAAGTTTGAATTCCGTCATCATCAACGCCATTTGAGCGCCAAATCGTAGCTTTTGCCGTATAAGACCAATTCGCCAAACTAGACATAATTAACCCACCACGTCAAAAAAGCCTACCGCCAACACAGCAATACCAAGACTGCCGGTACAACCCATAACATCTAATGCTTGCAGCGATTCAAGCAACTGTTTAGAACTATCATCGTTATAAGCATAAGATTGACTTGCACCACTTGGAGCGGTTTGAGACGATATTTTTCGCCCCCCTTGAGCTTCCGCCAGCAAGGTTGCCGCATACAAAGTAATTAATTTTCTGTCTGCGTCGCTGTAATGCTTGGATAGGCAATCTTGGATAGATTCGAGTTTTTCCAAGATTATGCCTAGTACAACCTCAGGCACAGACAAACCACGATCAGCGATAAACTTAGCAATATCCGATTGTGTTAATTCGCTCATATTAATTACTCTTGGTTTTTATTTTTGCCCTTGCCTTGCTTAGAGTCACCGTTGTCTTGATTATTGTGTAACTCACCTTGAGATTCGGCAACAACCTCACAACGATCGACAAACGCCGCCGGCATAACGTCAAGCGTTAATACCGTACCGATAGGCAACTCCTGAAATTCGCCATTAAGCGAGCCAAAGCAACCTTTTTTAGTGATTTTAACTTGTACCATGTTTCACCTTGCAATAAAAAAGGGCTGAAAGCCCTTATTAAAATTAGTCGCCTTTGAAGTTAAATACTTTGGATTTACCTGCAAAGTCACGCTTGATCTGTAAACCGAACGCCGACCATACGAGTGTTTCGTAGTTGTCATGCGGATTTACACGTGGATTCATGAATGAGCCAACCGGTGCGGCGATACGAGTTTTAATAAACTGCGAATTACGCACATAGCCGATCATGTGATTACCGCTTAATGCGTGAGTTTCGTTGATTGACTCAATGCGAGCATAACGCAACACGTAGTCTTTAATCGTGCCTTCTTTAAATCCTGCTGATTGCGAGTAAGGGCGGTCAAAGTTACGCATGATTTCAGGCGACACCCAAAGTTTGACTTTTTCGGTTGTGTTGTTGTCTGACAAGACTTTTGCAAATTCGCCAACGAAAAACGCTACAACCTTATCCGCATCCGCTTTGGTTAAGTCGATGTTCGCACCGCCAGTACCTAGCGAAACTTGGTTTGTGTTTTCGTGGTTAGTGATACCTTTTGCAGAGTAGCCTTTTACAACAATACCGCTATCTCCATTTAGCACATAATTCGCCATATCACGACGTAACGCCGCTACGTGCGCTTCTTGGTCGTCCGCCATGGCATCTAGGTTCTCAGTCAGCATACCTGACCATTCACGCCACTCACGAGCATATCCGGTTTTGAAAATCGGAATCGGATCGCCGTATTCGTCATAGATTACTTTATCTAATGTATCCGGACTTTGACCGCTCATTGAGCGAGTTACTTTACCAGCATCACTTGACACACGATACATCGCTACGGTTTTGCCGATTGAGATTGATTGGCCCAAGCCAAGTAAATCATCAAGCAAGCCGTTACCTTCGTCATTGCGGAATACACGAGTGGTAATGCTATCCACTTCACGCCAGTAATCAGATGATACCAACGCTGCTTGGTTAGCTTCCATTGCGCCATACTTCTGTGCGATTTCTTGCTGATTCACGTTAAATGCGTGACGTTGTTGTAGTAACTGATTCCAAGCTTGCTGCACTTGCATTGAGTTTGCAATCAAGTTTTTATTAAAAATAATACGTTCCATTTAATCCCCTTAGATTTTACGGACTTTCACTAACTCAGCACCGTCACCGGCAACAGTATGAGCTTCACGAGCATAAAAAATTGCTTCTTCGGCTGCAGACACTTTTTTAAGCGTGCCATCACCGTTTGATGTTAGCTTATCGCCAACCGCAATCTTTTCAGATGCTTTGACCAATGCGTAATAATCAACATCCGGCTCGCACATAATCGCCATCACCGTATCGCCAGATGCAATCGGCTTGCGAATATCACCACCGCCAATGTAATTATGCTGTGCTAATAATGCTGGCGTAGCTTTATCAGCCGTAGCGTGTTTTTTAAGTTTACCACCCTCAAAAACAACTAAAGCACCTGGCTGAATTTCTTCTTGCGCAAGTGCTTCGGTGATTTGTGGGCTGATTTTGCTAGATGGGCCAGCAATGATGGTATGACTGCGTAATTTAGCCATTATTCAGGTGCCTCCATGTTTAAGATACCGTTTTGTTCGCTGTTACCTGCAAACGTGCCTGCTAAAGCATTTGCCGGCACTGTTTTGGCGTACAAGCCTTTTAATGCGTCACCATCTAAAGCATTTACCGCCGAATCATCAAGACCGAATTTAGCCTTAACCGCTTGGCGCATTTGTGCTTTTTCTGCATCCGCATTTGCATTTAATTGAGTTAATACCGGCGCTAATGCTTGATTGACTGCCTTTTTGATTTTTTCGTCTAAATCTTCCGGCTTTTCTTCGTCTTTTTTCTTTTCGTCTTTACCGGCTTTTTCTGCCTGTAATAATTTGTTGTATGCAACAAGCAACTCATCATCTGATAAGCCATTCGTTGCAATATTTGCTTCATTCAAAGCGTTCAAGATCTTGGTTTTCATCTGCTGATTATCTCCATTGGTTTTGATTTCGTCGTACTCGACTTTTTGAATGACCTCAACTCGCTCATCAACCAAGTTTACTTGCGCGTTGTCGTCAATTAAGTATTTCTGCTTGTAGCGCTTGTTATCGCCATCAGAAACATAAATAAAGTAGTTTGGATAGACCGCTTCGATCCAGTTCCAAATTTTGCGTTCTGGATCTTTAATAGCGTCCGAAAGTAAGCGGTGGATTTGCTCAAATGACAAATCAGAATTTGCAGTAAAAAAGAATTTAACCTTGTTTACCACGCCTTCTTTTGTGTAGTTTGTGGCTTCCGCAAGTTGTACATCCGCTACTTCAAACTCTTCATTTTGAGAGTTTACAAACATACCCACGCCGTCTGCTGGCGTGGCTGCGCCAACTTCATCTAGTAAAATGGCTACGTGATCGAAAAACATATTCGCCGCACGCCAACGATAATTCTTGCCCTTAGACTTGCCACTTTCCGCCACCTGATTTAGCAATAAACCCGTTGATACGTGGATTGGTTCGGCGTTGTCGTCATTCATTGCGCTTTCTAGCCGCTCAACAAGTCGCTTGCCATTGTCGCTTGATTCGGCAAAGCGTTTATTTACGTACATATCTAGTAAGACTTTCTCGCCATCTTTACGCACGTTTTTGGCCCAAGCTCCCACGTGAAACTGATTAACCGCTTGCGCATCATTGGCTGATACGAATTTGCCATCAAGTTTCGGATGACCAAACGGCATTAAATTGCCTTCCATTGACTGGTAACTTTTATCGATTTCATCCGCCGGATAAAGCCCGCCGTTCATCACCACATTATCAACAATCGGAACAACATCACGTACAACAATATGCTCTTCGCCATTGATTGTTTCCGTGGAGATATTTCTATTGTTTACCGTTGTTAAGATTCGGATATTCTGTCGTTTCATTTACTTTTCCTTAACACACCTAACCATTTTCTGCGCTCAACCGATAAATCAGCAATAACACCGTCTGAATCCGTTGTGCCATCATCATTTACAATAATGAGCGATTGCTTGCAGTAGCAGTTATAGCGATTACCATCTCTCTGATACCACGCCTCCACATCCTCGACAGTAAATATTTTGCCGTGGCGTTGTGCGTGCGTGATTCGTGTCGTTGGTTTTAATGCAGAGATATGCAGCAATTGAGCATTAAAGCCTAATTCCTGCGCTTCTCTCACTTCGTCCCATTCGCCCCGACGATAAATTTCTAACTGCTCCGTTTGAGCAATTAATCTCGCTCGCTTGTGAGAGATATTTAATCGCTGTTTAATCTTCCGAGCTGTCTCTTTAACGTTATCGCCATTTAAGACCGCTTCGCCAATTATCTTTGATAAGTCTGTACGCATTACAACACTAAAGCCTTTCCAAGCGTCATACGATGCTGTAAAAGCAATCATCAACCGCTCTTGATAATACGGCTCGTGCATTAAGCTACTTACAACTCGTAGCTCTTTGTATATTTCAGACTGGGTAGAGAGTTCCGATATTGCTTGATGAGCACCTTTTTCGTAAGCCTCTGCAATAAACTCTTCAAACCACTTGTATTTCTGTTCTTCCGTTTTAAAAAACAGATACTTATCAATAATTGACTGCCACTCTTCGTATAAAGTAGCGAGTTCGGCGGCGGTCAAATTGATATTAACAGTCAATCGACCGGCTCGATTAAGTGATTCTAAAATCTCTTTTTTGATGTTGCGAAAAATCCAATCAAGCCACTTCCACGATTTCTTAACTTGTCCGCCCATATTGATTGGATCGGCTTTATTCGTGGGTATCAGTACCGGTTTAAACTTGCTCGTCTTGATTTTCATCAACCACCTCCTCCACAGGAGGCAAGCCGTCAGGCAGTGCTTCAAAACCTAATTCGGTTCGAATTTCGTCCGGCAAGATTGCAGATCGCCCAAATGCTTGCTGTGTTGTTTGAGCAACATTTGCAAGCTCTTTAGCATTTGCAATTTTTTCCTTTTGCCCCGGTGCGAGTAAATCAGACCAAATAACACTAAAGCCTTGTTTTGCTGGCGGCGTGAGAATGCCACAATAAATCAATCGCTCTACAATATCTTGCAAGTAAGAGGTTAATACTGTGTGTCTGCGAGCTTGGCAACGCTGAGCATAAGCAGATTTATCCTCATCGCTTGCCAATCTTCCTGTTTGCTGTCCTACAAGGATGGTAAACGGAATACGAATTGATGACGCAAACTCATTAACAGAGACCTCCCAAGACGGCTTTGGATCTGCCGGCGCAACAGATAAAATCTGTGCTTGCCCCTCTTGAGTAACTAAGGCGGAATCCGTGCCTCGATTGAGTTTTTCAATCTTGGCATTCATCGCATCACTGAGACTGTTATAACCTTGTGCCTTGGCGGATTGCTCAAGCGTTTGCAAGTTCACTTCTTTTGTTAGCGATATACCGAGCTGGCGACTTGCATTTTTCAAAAAACCTTCCGCCGCGCCGCCAGAGGTTTTCTCTATATCCAACAATTTGTTAAAACCTGATTCCAAAAGCGATATACCCGTCTCAGGCTGATTTTTCTCGCCACCTTCATTTAAGATAATTACTCTTGATTTATGAATGGTTACCGTGCGACCACGACTTTTGCCAAAACCGCTCTCACGGAATGAGTATGTAATCGGTTCGCCATAATCCGGTTTAGTAACATCTTCTTGGTAAGTTTCCGGCAAAAGTTGAGATTCCCAAGCTGGGATAAATTTAACCAATCCACGGACACCTAAATTAGTTAAACTACCATCCTCAATCGGTTCATGCAATTGCTTACCATCCGACACTTGTAAAATCAATGCGGAGTAACGTCCAACGAGATTACGTCTGTCTGCTTCAATAATTGACTGCCAGTGTTGAGATAAAAACGCTTTAACCTCTTTCTCCCAACTCGTTTCTGTTGTTGCCTCCTCGGATTCTGCTCCTTCGATTATTGTCGGATAATCCTCCCAGCACTTTTCTATAATTCGCTCAACTGCCGCATTGCCTAACGCAAATCGTTTGTACGCTTTATAAAATTGATTAAAATCAATTCTTCGGGGGTAACCGAATTCATCCCATAGCTTTGTCCGCTTTGTATTGCCTGTCATGCCAAGCAACTGAGCGACAAAAGCCTGTCTTTGTTGATCTACTGTCATAATAAAATACCTGTTGCCTGTTTAACCTGCATTAGCGGAGTGAGCGCATAACGGAGTGCATCGATATAGTGATTGTTTGCATCTACAATCTGAGGCAAGACATCACCGGTTAATCTATCTGTTTTATAGCTATAAAGCCTAAACTCGTTTAGTGTCTCTTTGCAGCGAGAGTGGATATAAACCTTGCCATACGATTTAATATGCGCTATCCCATCCTCTACGCTACCTTGCCACTTTTTAACTCCCTCAATACGAGGGAATCCATGGCGTTTTAAGTAGCTAATCGATTCGGGTCGAGCGGAGTCCGCCCTTGATATATACTTTTCAAATTCCGGTATGCGTCCTGAAATAAAGCTCGCCGTTTCGTCAAGCTCTAGTCTTACCTGTCCCGCCTCGTACTCAATATACAAATCGCCATCAAATACCCAGCATTTGATTGCGGCGGTAGGGTCATTAGCAAAACCAAAGTCCAAACCGTGGTATGGGCCGTCAAAATCTGGGTTAGGCTCAAATTCCAGCTCTTGATACTTATCTCTAAATATCTGTGCTTCCGATTGCTCAAGATACGCACCCTCCCAAATCCAGCGATAAGTAGCGTCATCAAGACGAGCCTTGTCAGCCAATCGTGTTTGCTCAAGCTCTTTCGGGAACCACGGATTATCCGAGTAATTCATCTCGATAATCTTAGCGTTTTCCGGCACATGCTGGCGAAAACGTAAATCAGTAGCGGAGCCTCTTTTTTCCGGATTCCAAGTCACCCAAATTTCGGAGTTATGCTCACGTACAGTCGGCTCAAGTTTCTGCCAAGCCACTTCGCTAACTGTCTCAGCTTCCTCAACCCACGCCAACAAGATTCTTGCTTTCGACTTAATACTGTCTAAGTTGTGGCGCAAACCGGCAAACACATAAGAGATTCGACCGCTCTTTGTTTTGATAAATTTCTCGCCAATCACAAAATGAGGTTCAAGCCAAGAGGTTGATCGAATGGCTTGTTTAACCTCCTCAAGCGATGATTCCTCAAGCGAGTTCATATATTCGCGAGCACAAAGTATCACGCCCGAATCACCAGCCTGATCACGCCTAAGCGCCCATACTGCTGTCATCAAGGCGAATGTTCGAGTTTTAGCCGAACCACGTCCGCCATAAGCACAGCGATAACGAGCCTCACCAATAAAAACCTGAACAAGTTTAGCCGGAATTGTGAGCTGCACCTTACTCATCGCCACGTCCCGCTGGCACACCAACAAATTCAATTACTGTCGGCATTAATGCTTTACCGCTTGTTGTAATATCGACGACTTGCTTGTCAAGACCAAGAATTTTAGCCTTACCCATTGTTGCCGCTACTGCCGCAGCAGTTTGTGGGCTTTTAGCACTCAATGCCTTTTGTCTAGCTTCTTCCAATTCATCTAATAAAACATCTACAGTAATATTATGCCGCTGCTTATGTTCTTCTCGCAGCTCATCTATAGTTATCCTAATGTTATCCCTGTTAAGCAAGTTGCTTGCTTTAACTTTAATGGTGTCAATTGACATATTCTCGGCGTTATACGTTGTTCTGTATGCTTCGCTTGCATTTCCTGTTTCTATGTATTTCAAACAAAAAGTTCTTTGTTTCTCAGTTAGCAAACTTCTCATGATAACAATTCCGTTAAAGAGGATTTTATATACCCATAACAAGCCTCAGGATTACCCCACACACGTTTAACTTGGAGCAACAGCTCATCACTTAGCTGGGGACGCCATTGTTCGAACGATTTTATTCTGCTCAAAAGTAATTTAGACCGAACTCTTGCTTTTTCTTTGTTAGTAGATATACCGCCTGAAATATTTGTTAGACCAAAATTATGCAATTTTTTAATCAGAATTCTCTCAATCAGAAAAGCTAGAGATTCATCATCTGTTCCGAAAAACATAATTTCCGAAACCTCATTCCCAGAAGTTTGTATTTCCAAGATGCGGTTAAATTTCTCAGCGTTATCAATTATTCCACATCTAGCATTTCTAGCATGTCGCGAAATTCGATTTCCTGTTCCTTTTCCTACATAGAAAATATTTTCATTTCTTGGATCAATAAGAAAGTAAACGTAATATTTGGTTAGGTAGTTTTTAGTTAAGTTGTACCCGGCTCTAATCGCTGCCTGTGTGGCGTTTAAGTCGATAAGATACTCTTCAATGAATCGTTGTTGCTTATCGGTTAATTTCGGTTTACCCACGCCCTCAGACGCGGATTTACCCTCGCCTTTTTTTGCCATTTTTGGGTAATCCTTTTAATTTTGTTTAATTTGATTTGCATAACTTAGATATAATCCCGAGATTTTTTATACATCACTCAGATTTATAGCTAAATTATGTAGCATTTGATTTACATAAATAAAATCCACAGTGTAGCTTTCGCCATTGACTGCGGACAAATCTTATATATCAGTGAACAAATTCATTTGCTTTAGTTTTGCGAATTCAGATTCAAAGTAAGCTTTTTCTTGTTTACGCTTATTTAGTGCTCTTCCTGCTTCTGATCCATTCCGAATCGATTCTTGCTCTTCTGATTTCAATTTATATAAACGTTCTTCAATTTCATCTCTACGAGCAATACCAGTAGCCCAATAATCCCAAAGGACTTCGTAACATTCTTTCTTGTACTGGATAAGTTTGTTTTTGAGTTCTGGTCTAATGCGGTTCAAGCTAATACCAAATAACCACCCATTAAGATAGTTCAAGGGAATACAAACCATTTCACGAGCTTTTGAGTCTTCCGCAACCGTTCGTATAACACGAATAGTTGATTTTAATACTTCATCTCGGTTTAAACGTTCGAACTGAGCGTTCCAGGCAAGCCCGATATGATCACAAATAGCCTTGACTGCAACATAAGGCTTATTATCATGCTCAACTATAGTTATTTCCGTTCCCATGAACGGAGTTTTTAATATTTGCATTTTCTTAGCTCCAAATAAAAACCCGACCAAGTATTTACTTGATCGGGTTGTTTTAAAGCTCGTAACATAGCTACCTTTCGGATCGGCATCTACCGATTTAAAGATGTTAAGAGAATGATTGAATTCTAATTTTTAACCTTATGACTATCTTTCCACTTTCGAATGCCGTCAATCTGACTTGCGCAAGTATCACGCTCTGCCGTTACTGTGATTAAATGCTCCAAAGCATCCTTGTACGTTTTGCCTGTAAACTGGCTGCGCTCACACATCACAAGATACGCTTGCGGCGGATATTGATACACCGTCTTTGTGACAACTGGCTTATTGCCGCAACTGCTCAATAACAGCGTCAGGCAAATGCTGGTTAGCACACTGATTGTCTTTAAGCACATATCTCACCACCTCTTTCTTATCCATCGCTTGTCGTCTAAATTGTGCTGCGATAGCGGACTGTTGCTCGACCGCTTGTTGTCTGGCCGCTAATGAGACTTTGAAATGAGCGGCCTCAGCCTCAAGCGTTGCGTTAGTCATCTCAAGCGATTTGATTTGAGCGATCTGCTTGTCGTACTGGCTCTTTAGTACAGATAGCTGTGATTGTGTTGTCCATAATTTGACAAGCAGACCAATAAATAAGGCAGCCAGAATGCCGACCACCCATGATTTCGCATTAGTTAATAATGTAAACATAATCTAACTCATTAACTTATCGTACTTAGCTTGGCGGTCAGCCAAGCCATTAAATCCGCCATTAACTCGTTTGGTCACATCAACTACACACTCGAGTGCTGCGAGATTGTTTTTTTGCCAAAACCAAACGCCGGCAAGTACGATTAGCTCTAAATCCGTGCCGACGTCATCAAGCTTAAACTCTCGTCCCAACCACTTGCGAAATAGCACATAATTATTTTTACCGGTAATCTGGACCAATCCACGGCCACGGAATTTATAACCGTCACCACTTTGCTCATTGCCGTTACCCATGCGGTTAGCGTAAGCACGGTTTGCAATTTTTTCCGGCTGTCTCGCATACGCTTTTACATTGCCGGTATTAAAATATTTCGGGAATGTGCGAAGCAGTGCAATATCTGAGTAATTCAGGTTTTCGGAAAATGCGCTAAAACCAGCCGTCTCATGACCGCATTGAGCTAGAAACATAGCTTGCTGCTCTTTTGTCTTGCAACCGGCTAAACCAATATATTTTGCAATCTCGTGATAAATTAGAGGTTTGGATTTAGGAAAGACAGAAAGAAATTTAGCCTCAGAAATGTGCATTTTGACATCTAGCGAATCTGACATTTGCTGTATCATATTAATTAAACTCATCGTAATCATTAACCTTGTTTTGTTTGCCAAAACCAACATCGTTTACGTCAATTTTTTTGCGAATAAGCGAAAAAAGAAACTCACGAATTTTCTCAGCGCCGACAAATCCAAGCATGCCACCAACAAACGTAGATAAACTCTCACCAACACCGGCATACACTAGCAAAGACATAGATGATAACGTTAGCGCTCCACAAATTGCGCCATCAAGCAACCGCTGGCGAAAGGTAATTTTTTGTTGTAAAAAAAATCCACGCAGCATAGACATAAAAAAAGCCATCACAAATCCTGTAATGGCGTTATAGTTTTGTTGTAAATAGACCAATAAAGCAGTCCAAAACTCAGGGGTTTTCTCCGGCAT